ATGGCAAAAGGTGGTTTGCTTACAGGTAAGAGACCTGTCAATGCACTCATGGGTGAAGCAGGTCCCGAAATTGTTACTCCACTGAATGATGAAACATTCCTAAAATTTGGTCAAGGTTTTATTGATGCACAAAAAGCAAATAAAAGTCAGTACGCTAAACTTCAAGCAGCGGGACTTTCAGAATATTATGAAAAGCAAGGTGGATGGGAATCTTTTGGTGAAGCTTTCAAAGGTATATTTGAAGATCTCAAAGGTATTATTGCAGGAGCTATCCAAAACCTAAATCCTTTGAATTGGAGACCATTTGGTGGTAATAATGGTGGTAATAATGGTGGTGGAAGAGTTCGCCCTGGCGCTACTGCTGGAAGCGACACTCTAGATATTGGTGCTGGTGGTGGTAAGATGAATCTTACTGACGAGCAATATAAGTGGTTAGCATATGCTATTAGTGGTGAAGCGGGACCAGGAGATGATCAGTATGCTGTTGCTGCATCTATCTTGAATAGAGTTGCTGAAGGTAGAGGAACGGTTGAGCAAGTAGTCAAGGCAGATGGTCAATATGAGGCATATCATAAAGGTATGATGAAAATGAGTCCTGCAATTGAAGCTAGACTTAAGTCTGCTGAAGGACAAGCAAGACTAGTTGCTGCTTTGGAAAGACTACAGGGTAGAACAGACTTTAAGGGTCAAACAGAACTTCGCAATAGAGTTGCTGCTGAGGATCCAATGGTTGATAAGAAAGGAAACTTCTTCCATTATTCGTGGCAAACAGGTCCTAATTCTGTAATGCCATCAAACTATCAAATGCCAAACTATCAGCAATTCATTCAGAGGGGAAACACTGGAGAGAAAAAAGTTAGTGGACTCAACCCAACACCCAAAGATTTGCAATGGTGGATGCAACAAACTTCAGACACTTCTTCTTTAGGTCCACAAGCAAGTCCATTACTTGGTCCTAATGCACTGAATTCACAATCTATGTTTGCTACAGGAGCAATGACAATGACACCAATTGTCAATAACATCACTAATAATTATGGTGCTGGTCAACAAACTTCTTCTGGCGACTCCAACTCGGTGGGTAGTCCATTCGATGCTACTGGATTGAGTGCATTCTACCAGAACTATAGTCTTGCAACGAAATGACATATCAAAATGCATCTGACATAGAACTGAAGAGGTGTATTCTGTCAACACCTGATGGATCAAAGTCAGTACAACTAAACACTAGTGTGATAGCGGGATTTACTTTCTATGAAAGTATTTTATCTCCATTTCTTGCTGCTAATCTTATTGTAAGTGATAGTTCTGATCTAATCAATCAGTTTCCTATTCAGGGTGGAGAAGGAGTATCACTAGAATTTACAACATCAATGTCTGATGAACCAATACAGTATGACTTTAGAGTGTGGAAGATTGGCAATAGAGTTGTCAAAAACAAGATGCAAGTCTATAATTTGGGTTTGGTTTCTGCTGAGGCACTTGTAAATGAAACTGTTAGAGTGAATGAACAACAGACTGGTAATCCTGAGGCAATCATTCAGAAAATGTTGACTACTGTGCAAACGCCAAAAACATTCTATTCTGAAAAGTCCAGATTTGAAGTCAAACTTACATCTAATAGATCTCGACCATTTGATATCATTGCTAAATTACAAAGTAAGTCAGTATCGCCAAAAACGAATTACAGTAGCACAAATTCATCAAACACAGGGTCTTCTGCTCAGCAAATCAAAGGAACTGCAGGATTCTTTTTCTGGGAGTCGAGAAGAGGATATAATTTCTTTTCTATTGATGCATTATGTGACGAACCTGGCGGAAAGTTTGCTGGTAAAGATATAGATGTGAAAGCTTGGGGTCCATACGTTGAAACTGTAGCAAACAGAGATGGTATTGATCAGAGATTTATTATTTCAAACGCAATGTTTGAATCGGAAGTTGATCTTATGTCTGCGTTGAGGAAGGGTAAGTATTCAACAATGATGGTATTCTTCAATCATTCTACAGGTGAATATGAAGAATATGTTTACAAAATCAAGGATAGTTATGACAACATGGCACACCTAGGTGGTCAGGAAGGAATTTCGTTGATTCCAACAAATCAGGTTGAACTTTCTGATTATCCGTCTAGAATCATGTCTGTCGTTCTAGATCATGAATCATGGTTCAATGATCCTACTCCTGCTTCACCAGAACCCAAGGATGGATCAAAGTCACCAACTAAATTTGCTGATTGGCAGAAGTATTATGCTGCACAATCTACGGCAAGAGCAGAGTTACTAAGCAATCAAGAGTGTACTATTATTATCCCAGGCAATCCACTAATTTCTGCTGGAGATAAGATTGATATTAGATTGCAAAGCAAACTTGCTGATTCAGAAAAGAAAAAGAAACCGTTTGATGAAGAAAGTAGCGGACTTTATCTGGTCAAAGAAGTTACACAAGAATATAATTTCTTGAATAACACGAATGGCAGTCTAACAACAACTCTGAGACTATTCAGAGACTCATACGGTATGAAGGATAAACCTTCTAATCGTGGCAATAAATAATCCAAGGAGGTACTACACATGGACAGCATCGAACAACATATCGAGAAGGATAAAGAGATTCTTCAGAATCCTTTGACTTCTCCACAGCAGCGTCGTCACATTGAAGGCGAACTGCATGACCTAGAAGAATATGTTGAGCATCATAAAGAAGAGATCGAAGCAGGGGATCATCACGATCCGACAGCACTAGAACTCTACTGTGATCAAGAACCAGGAGCACCAGAGTGTAAATTGCACGATAATTGAGTATGGATGAGGCATTATCACGTTTGGTTCCCAGTAATCGAATCGGTCAAGACGGATTCAATTGGTGGGTAGGGCAAGTTGAAGGAACTGCCGCTGATGAAAAAAATAACAAAGGCGGATATCGTTTCAAAGTTCGTATCGTAGGAGACCATCCTCAGGATAAGTCTCTTCTAGATACGCCTGATTTGCCATGGGCAAACGTGATGATGCCTGTCAACGTACCTTTTATGCCTGGCAACGTTGGTGGAGCACATCCACAACTAACAGTAGGATGTTGGGTTATTGGATTTTATCTAGATAATGATAGGCAAAAACCGTTGATCATGGGATCAATTGGTCATACTCCTGGTGCTACAACTATTGTAAAAAATGAAAGACCAACGGATCTTGCGTTTCAAACTATTATTCCCTCTACTGTCAATCCAGCAACGGACGGGCAACCAGCACCAGAAAATCCAGAGGGAGGGGAATCAGAAGAAACCAATAGAACAACTGGTGCTTTAGATGATGGCACCGTAGATGGTGATGGAGAGCAAAGAGTTCCACCTGCTGCTAGAAAGTATAAAGGCATCAAAGATGAAAAGTGGTGTCAGTCTGTTGCCGACAAGTGTGATAATGAGGATCTAAAGAGTAAGACAACTATTCTCCTTGGCGAATTTTTGGCAGAAGTACAGAGAAATAATGGAAATATTGGAACTTATCTTGTAGGTGAAGCTACTGGTGGTCTTAGTAGTGGAATTAGCACCGCTAGAAAGTATGTAAACAAAATTATGAAGATCGTTCGCCATTTTGTTGCGAAGGTCAAAGGATTTGTAATTGAAAAACTTACTAATGCTGTAAAGGATCTTGTAAGAGCACTAATTTACCCATCCGAAGAAGGTAACGTTCTTACACCTGTTACAGAATGGTTCAACAATCTATTGAAAGATCTTGGATGTCAGATGGCAGATCTTGGAGATCGCCTGGCAGATTGGTTGACAAATGTTTTGATGAGTTATGTCAATCAAATTTACCGTGCTGCAGCATGTCAAGTTGATGCTCTGGTGAATGGTATTATATCGAAGATTGAATCCTTGATGGAGGAGATCTTAGGTAAAGTATTGGGTCCAATTCAAGATATTCTTGGTGCTATTGCTGCACCACTCAATATCCTTGGTGGCGCTATCAACTTTGTCTTGAATTTGCTTGGTATCTCATGTTCTGGTCCAAACAACGAATGTGCCAAGTATAAAGCAACTTGTACAGATGGTGAAGAGAAAGAAAAGGATAAAGATGATAAGGATTTCTTAGACGATCTATTAGCAAGTATCGATAACTTGTTCCCTGTAACTGGAGCAGACTATACACAATATGTTTGTGCTGAAGCATACACGGGCAAACCTCTATCAGTAACTAGTATTGGATTTACTGGAGGTGTTCCTAAGACGGGCACATCTACAACTAAAAGACCTAAAATTTCATACACTATCACTGATGTAACAGTAGAAGAAGGCGAAGAGGCGGTATTTACTGTAACAAGAACTGGAACTGTTGGATCATCTTCTTCTGTAACGTTCAAAACATTGAAAAAAGGAACTGCTACAGAAGGAGAAGATTACATTGCAAAAGAAGGTATCTTAGGATTTGCTCCTAATGAAACCGAAAAAACTATTAGTGTAACTACACTCTTCTCAGAAGAAAAAGAAACTGATGAAGATTTCTTCATTAGACTGAAGCAGAACTCTCCGTCAAAAGGTAGTGGCATCAAAACACATTTTCTCAAGAATATTGGTAAGTGTACGATCACGGAGAGAGATGTAAAAGAACCTGGCGATCCATACACTGGCAAACCAAAAGATCCTACCGATGAGTTTGATGATATTTTTGGTGATGATCCTGATCCACCAACGGATCCAGAATATTCTGAGGGAGTTACAGTACCAACAAATACAACTCCAACGTATTCTGTTGTTGCGAATAGATCATCTTGCCCTGAAGATGAATTTATTATCTACACTATTACTACCACAAATTTAGTAAATGGAACTGTACTTTACTATACGTTGTCTGGTTTGGGTATTACTAGTGATGACATTATTGGAGGTAACTTGACTGGGAGTTTGGTAATCAATGACAATAAAGCAAAAGTTACTGTTGGTATTGCCGAAGATGATGTAGTTGAGGAAGAAGAAATTCTTAGATTTACTTTGAATGGAACTGGTGCATCTACTGATGTCTTGATCATTGCAGCTGATGATGGAGTTGAAACGGGTAGAGATGATGTGAGTGAATTTGATGATGGTGAAGGTGAAACTCCAGAGAATACATTTGAAGACTTCAGAGTACCTGTAGTTGACCCAGGAAAGATCATTACAGATCCAGGTGGCGGTATTATTGAAATTCCCGTTGAAGACCCAGGAGATCCTTGGTCAGAACCTCCATATGTATTTGTTGGTGGGGAAGGAATTGGTGCTGTAGCAACGCCTCTGCTCGATCAGGAAGGATTTATCACTGAGATTCGTATCAAAGCTCCTGGTTATGGGTATAAACTAAACTTGGCAGATGATGTTGGTGTACGTTGTATCATAGATTCGTTTACTATTCTAAGTCCTGGCATCGGATATACATCAAGACCAGATATTTACATCAACGGAGAACTTGGAGTCGCTGAAGCACTTATCAATGATGATGGATTTGTAATTGGTGCTAGAATTCTAGACAGACAGCGCACATTTAGTGAATTCCCCGACATTAGAGTTGTCGGTGGTGGTGGTTATGGTGCTAGAATGTTGCCATCTCTAGCATGTCTAGATACTGAAGCACTGACTACTGTTGGTGCTACTAAGATTGGAACTGGACGTTACGTTGATTGCCCATAATGTCACACGCTGTACCTGCTAATGGATACCCTACTGGTATCTTCAAACAAACAACACCAGATGAAGTTCAGCAACTTGATCGTGGTCCTAGATTCAATACCGCTTTCAAAGGTGCTCTGACTCGCTCAGAGATCTATGAGAGAATGTATCCTGATGGTTTGACAGGAACACTTAGAATTGATGGTCCTGCTACTAATGCTGGATTTATAGCACTTCAGTCTGGTGGATCAATTATGATTGTCACTGGCGAAAAGAATGTCGAAAAAGGTGCTGGTAGCGGCAAACTATGCATTCATAGTCATGGTCAGCAGCAAAAACATGAACAAAGATCAAACATAGAGTATTCTTCTGGCGAAGATGAAGAAGATCAAGCATTGAATGTTATTGCTTATGGTGATGTTGTAGAGGAGGCTGTAGGTAGCGAACGTCATATCAAAGCACAGAAAATTGTTATCACTGCAGCAGAAGAATTGTTCTTGGTTGGCAAATCCCAGGTATTCATTCAGGCAGGTAGTGCTGGTGGTGGCACAATTACTATGAATGCTGGAAGTATTGAGCAGGTTACTAATAATTCTAAGGAAGTTATCTTAGGACAGAAAATGATCTTTGGTGCTGCTGAAGATACAAAGGTAAACTTTGATCCAAGATCATCTATCAATGCTATTTCTCCTGGTCATGTCAATCATAAGATTCTTGGAGACTACAAATTGTGGGTAGGTGGTGTGGAACAGCATATTGTTGCTGGTGGTCCAGCAGTTCCACCACTAGTAAAAGATAGATCAAATACTTATTCCGTGAAATCAGTTCTTGGAAATGCAAGTGTTGATGTTGCTGCTGGTGCTGCTAATATCACTTCTAGTACCGCTACTAATATCACCGCAGGTGGTGCTGCTAATATCACCGCAGGTGCTGCTGTTGCAATTACGGGCACTGGAGATGTTTCTGTTCAGGGTGCCAACGTTAGAATTACTGGTGCATTGATTTATCTGAACTGATAATTTTACTTTATCAGACTGATCGGATATCCGTATCGCAAACTGGCACAAGCCCCCTTGTTTTTGGCGGTTTGGTCTGATAAATTGTATCTGTAGCAAATGGAGAGGTGCCTCAATTACTCGCACCAACCCACTTGACGCGCTCTGCTTCATGTGCTATAGTAATCAAGCGATCGGGAGTCGAACCGATCCATCATCTGCGGGTAACCATTCCGCAAGTAAACTAACAAAGGTAAAACAAAAATGATCAAAACTGCTTTCGCTGCTGCCGCTGCAGCTGCTGCTTTCGCTGCTCC